CTTACGATTGGCTTTCTTACGTGCCGATTTACTAAAAGCGTCCTCTGGCTTTAATGGGTCATCCAGAATGATTGCGCCTGTAAAGCCCTCATTTGCCAACGTACCTGCACGGCGACCAGTGACCTGCCCACCCATTGAAGCAGAATAAACATGCCCAGCATCATAACCATCAACGGTAGTTTTCCAACTCGACTTAGCATCTGTACTAGTTGATATTTTGACTGGCCACAGACTTTGGAAATCTACTGATTTGACAATGTTTCGAGCTGTAGCAGATACATCCTCAACCAATGATTGTGAAAATGACAAATATAGAAAGCGTGAACGAGCATTACGAGCCAAACCACGGGCAATCAGGTTAGTAAGTAGTTCTGTCTTACCCGAGCCTGGTGGAACGTTAATAACAAGGTTTTTAACCTTGCCTGATATGACTTGATCAATCTTGTCTGCAATGTATTCATGATGCCAATTGACTGAGAACTTAAAGCCCATTCGCGGCAAGAAAAAACGCCGTGTAAAGAATAAATGCTCTTTCTCACATCGTTCTCGTTCTAACTGCACTTCAAGCAAGCTAGTATTTACTTTCGAGTTCATCCATTGCCTGCCTTATTTGTTCAGGCGTAGCTACAACATGAGTAACTTGCTCAGGGTTAAGAGGCTCACCATTTGCACCAGTTAATTGCGTTTTACTTGTATTGGTGTATAAACCACCCATCTCTTTAGCCGCTTGTTCGGCCCATTTCGGAATCAAAACTGGATTGTTTGGGTATTTATCAACTAAACCCTGTAGGAGCTGAAGTCGATAGCGCATGTTCGCAATAGGAATAGCTTCAAGTTCTTGGTTTGCTATACGACGATACTCAAAGAATTTATCTCTCAAATCCTGACTTAGATCTTGTCCTGTTCTTTTAGTTGGGTCGTAGGCTTCACATTGCTGTGGGGTGACATCAACATTAAAAATATCTCTAACTGTTTTGGATGTTTGGGTTGGTGTTTCAAACTCAGCAAGCATCCTAACGATGAACAGTTTCACCTTTTTGGTAATACGTGCCATTTCCACCATTCCATCCAAGTACATCCAAGAAGAATGGTAAAAAAATTTAAACCACTCTTAAAAAGCAAGTTCCACAGGCATGATAGATATCTGCCCTTGCTACAGTTGGCCGTTGATTTGCAGCGTTCACCATTTCTTGTACTTCCTTATTTGCCCCATAACGGCGAACAACGCCCGTGAACTCTTCAACATCATGGCCTTGTATCGTCAACTTTGGCTTACCAGTTTCACGATTATAGGATGGGATACCCCATTCATCTTTCTTATGGGCGATATGATAAAGCTCATGTTCTATTAGGGCGCAGAAATCAACATCATTGGCTTGCTGGGCATAAGTTGCATCAATCGTAATGAGATAATCCGGCATATCATTGAACCATTGATAAAACTGTTCTTCCTGCCGTTCTTTCTTCCATCCACCCGCATTGATCATGATCTTTTCAGCTTGGCCAACGACAAACCGACCTTGTTTCTTAAATCCACCTTTAGCCCACATCACGGCGATCTGCGGATAATAAAATGCTCCAAGATGTGAGTGATCTGGGTTAAATAACTTATGTTCAGGATTGAGAAAAATTGACTTTATCCATCGCCATAATTCAGGTGCTGGTGCGAAGTTAGGCGTATCCAAAGCAAAGATCCATTCTGGGGGATAAGGACGTTGTTGAATTACAAATCCGACTTCATTCATAAATTTCACCCATAAAAAAGCCCCATCTAAAAAGGGGCCTTTTATAATAACTAATACTCAAATATTTTTTCTTGTTTTGCTTAAAAACTCAGTAGAGTTGTTACTTAGCAATCTAATTTCTAAAATAAATTCATTCAATTTTAGTGGAATATCATCAGGATTATTTATTGCATGAATATCAATTATAATACTCTCGAACTTAGAAACCATATTATTTTTGTTCAAAATAATACTTTCATCTAAGTTGATATTGGATATATTCAATTTCACCAAGTTTTCGTGATAAGTCTGAATCTTTTGATCTAATTGCTTCTTTTTTTCAATATAATCCTGCCTCAAAAACTGAGGGTCTTGATTATTACCATTTACCAAATAAATCCTTTTGCATTCACTATATGTTTGAATTGTAGTAATTAGAGCAGCAAATGTATCTAATGTTGCCAGTTCAGACTCAAATATTACATCCCTTTTGAAACTATAATCTGACTGTCGCTTCCACTGACAGAAAACATAGATAGCAAATATCAAACCCAGCAAAGTAGCTATGTTTGCTAGCAAAGAGATAGTTTCAATACATGTCATGGTTTTTAATCAAAAATCAATCATAATATTTTTATACCACAGAACTCAAAAAAGCCCACATGTAAATGCAGGCTTAATTCTTCGGTGATTAACTATAACTTCGTCCACCATATCACAAATCTAAACGAAGTGTGCTACACAGTCAAGTGAGAATTATATCAACCGCTCATTGCAATCGCTATGATCATACCCATTAGGTCGGCGATTGAGTAAATTCAAACAGTCCTGATCAAACACCATCGGCAAATGCTTTTGCAGTGTCTCATTAAAATCGGTTGCGGATGCTTTCATTTCATCTAGCAATGCCTTAACCACTTTATGATCTCCACGCTCACGCAGCACTTGTTTTATTAAAGCGAGTTCACACTCACGTCTTGCCTCAAAGTACGGTTCAACAATATTAAGAATACGCTGAAATTCTTGCGCTAAGATCGGTAAATGTTGAACCTCAAATTTTGCGGGGCTTGGCACACCAGTGACTTTACGTAGTGAGTGCCAAATACCAAACTTAAATGCTTCGCCATGACCAATATGATGCGTACAAGCCCAAATCAAACGCTTAATATTTAGCATGTCGCTATTGTTAATATAGTCGCGTTTCTCGATTGTTTTTGGTGCTTCGTATTTGCCTGTTTTGCGGATAGCTGGGAGAACTTCAGATGTTACCCATTTTTTAAATTTCTTCGCTTCTGGTTTACGGCTTTTAAGTATTGCTGAATAGAGTCCAGATTCATTGATGATAGACAAATTCTGGTCTCCAGAGGGGGTACTCATATTGTGAGTACCCCTTTCATCATCATCTAAATTACGAACCATGTTACCAGCATCACGATAATCTAAAGCATTTGCAACGTCGGTAGCGACAAACCAAAATTCGCCATTAATATCGATAATGCGAACGTTATAATCATTGTGAAAAGTAAAATTAGAAATTGCATTCATGGCGAATACTCCGTTCGATAAGGAAAATTCACCACCAAAACGACGCCAATCATTAGGGTGGCAGATTAAACAGGGTTGGCGTACTAGTCGAACGGATCTAGCGCATCTTGCGATGCCCCTGCCTAATCCGCCATAACGGATGTTTCTACAGGGTGTAGAAACCTATAGGCAAAATAAAACCGCTTAATGCGGCTGATGCCGTTCGAAATTTTTTGGACGCCAATCCAAGCACCCGATTTTGCGGGTGCATATTTAAATTACAGTGAATTAAAAACATTGTCAAACCTCCGCCCTTAATTCAATCACACCATCCAAATACGCAAGACCCAAGTCAATCTCTCTACGCACGGTTGCCTTGCTCACTTTGTGGGTATTAGCAATTGTTTGGTATGACCAATCATTCTCATATTTAAGAATCAACAGCCATGCACGCTCGGCTAGATATTCACGTTTATCATTGTGCATTTTCGCTAGTAGCTTGCTGATCTCAACACCTTCAAAATCAGAGATTTCACAAGGTTTAGACACGCGACTGCTTCTAATTCTGTTTTTATCCGCTTGATCCATTGCCACCGCTATCGGATTTGCTGAATGCTTAAAATCAGCAGATCTCACCCAAATGCCATATTGATCAAGCCACTGGTGTGCAGAGCGGTTCAACCAATTAATCTTTTGTTGTTTTACAGTCGCATTCATCAATCAAACCTCTCTCACATCAATATTTAGAACCGTTTTCATTAAGTGCTTTTTGTTTCGATAACTGTCTTTCTTTCTCGTCGCTTCCGACTTCACATCTTCAACGATGTACTCACCAGTAATGTTGTAGTAAGTGAAATCTGCAAAATAACGCAGTGCTGGCTTTGCCCTTTTCTCTCCTTCCAGTTTGATCTTTGGCGCAAGTTCAAATTTAGTATGATGTTCTAATCCAAAGATCTCGCCACGCTGTTGCATGGCTTTAAGCTCGATGTACCGCCTATGTTCTTTCTTGCTGTCGAATGTCATTCCATCTAAATCAACTTTCTGAGCATTGAACTTATTGCGTTTAGCCACCTTTGGATTTTCATTTTGCTTCAAGATTTCACGGCGGTACTGTTCGACGCTCATTGATGTCATTAAAATTCACCAACCCTTTCAATCACAGTCTTGATTGCTTTCAATGTCATGTCTTTATCAA